TTAGCTCTGACGCTTTTACTGGTAGATACACCATTGCACACGAAGACGGTGACGGAGGGATTATCCTAGAGACTAAGCAAGACGTATCTAAAATTATTGATGCAAACAAAAGACAGTACAACGATGTCACTTCCCAAGATAAGTGTGGAGACTTAACCCACGTAGCACGATTGCCGCTGACAGTGGTAGACGAACTAAACCGAAAGCGCGTTATGCGTGGTTTGGCAGTGATCGACGAAAAGGCGTTCAAGATGTTTTTAAACGACCCCGATAACAGGTTCTTTCGCACAAGACCAGGTCAAGTATGAAGCTAGCTATCTGTGTTCCATGCCGAGACCAAGTAATGGCAGGGTTTTGTTTTGACCTAGCAAAACTGGTTGGTTACCATAGTCGCAACACGGATGATGAGATACAGATATACCAGATGCCTGGTACGCTGATATTTCACCAGCGTGAAAAGTTAGCTAAGACAGCACTAGAGGCAGGCGCAGAGGCTATCCTTTGGATTGACTCAGACATGCGGTTTCCAGCAGACACGTTAGAAAGACTGCTTTCACACAATGTAGAGATTTGTGGTGTAAACGCTACCACTCGTGTAGAGCCTATTAAACCCACGGCTTTAGACCTAGAGATGATAGAGGGAAACCCAGTGTTTCATAAGGTAGAGACACGGGGCAAGGATTATGTCGAGGAAATCGTCGGCAGTTGGATTTGGGGTAACGCTAACCCGTCGAAGCGTGTTTGAAAAGATGGCACAGCCTTGGTTGACATTCTATGGACGGACGCGGGTGGCATTATCGGCGAGGACGTGCATTTCTGCATCAAGGCTCAGGACTACGGGGTTAAGACGTATGTTGACCATGTTCTATCGCCTTTTTATCAAACACATCGGGACAAAAGAATATTCTTGGGATGACGTGAAATGGCAATCTTAAATTATGCGGGATTGAAGACGACGATTGCTGGTTATCTGGCTCGGTCAGATTTAACTGTACAAATTCCAGACTTTATCCAGTTAGCGGAGATCAGACTACGGCGCGATCTAAGGATACGCCAGATGCTAAAGTCTTCCGTTACAAGCACAACTGGCGGCGACCAAACCGTTTCTTTACCAATAGACTTCCTGCAATTGCGGGATTTGTTTATTGTGACCAACCCTATCCAGACGCTGGAGTATATGACTCCATCGGTATTTAACCGCAATGCTCGTGTGACGGAATCTGGCAAACCAGTCAATTACACCATTATTGCGAACGAATTTAAGTTAGCACCAGTTCCAGACTCAGACTATACGTTGAGGATGCTTTACTACTACTCTCCAGAGTTCCTTACGGATTCAAACCCAAGCAATATGTTTCTATCTACCTGCCCCGATTTACTGCTATACGGGGCGTTAGTAGAGGCAGAGCCGTATCTTATGAACGATGGGCGTATACAATTATGGGCTGGAATGTATGATCGCGGCGTAGCTTCACTAACATCAGCAGATGATGCGTCCGAACATAGTGCTGTACCTTTAACAATGAAACTCACCGCGAGGTAATCATGGCTGCTTTATCAAACTATCTAGAAAACGCTTTAATCAACGCAACACTGCGCAACACCACTTACACAAGCCCAGCTGTTGTGTACGTTGGTTTGTTTATTACGACCCTACCGATGCTGGTTCTGGAACGGAAGTGTCTGGTGGCTCCTACGCACGTCAGACAGCTACATTTGGCGCACCTAGTGATGGTGCTTCTACCACAAGCGCAGACAGTACTTTCCCAACGTGCACGGCTGACTGGGGAACGGTTGCGTTCTTTGGTATCTACGATGCCTCAACATCCGGTAACTTGCTGTATCACGGTGCGCTAAACAATAGCAAGACTATTGAAACAGGCGACATCTTGAAGATTGAGGCAGGCAACCTTACAGTAACCTTGGCTTAAGGAAAGAAAATGGCTTTAGTGATAGCTGATCGTGTCAAAGAAACAAGCGTTACAACAGGTACTGGAACGGTAACGCTTGGAGGTGCTGTTGATGGGTTTCAATCATTTGCGGCGATTGGTGATGGTAACGAGTGTTACTACACCATTGTTGGCACGGCAGTCGACACCGAGTGGGAAATAGGCATCGGTGTATATACTGCATCGGGTACGACGTTATCAAGAAATACGGTTCTTCAATCGTCTAACGCAGATTCTTTGGTGTCTTTCTCTGCGGGTAACAAAGAGGTGTTTGTTACTTACCCTGCGGACAAGGCTGTTCTTTTAAATTCTGACGATAATGTTGTGTTGCCGGGCAATTTAACCGTTCTTGGTGATATAACTAATATTACTGGTTCGTTTGCTTGGGATTCAGGAACATCTACGCCAAATGCGGTTGGTGGGCGCAAGCAAATTATTACAGCTATACATGACCGTATTCGGGGTTGTGTTGTAAATGTTGATGGAACTGTTAATTATTATTTAAACCCTAACGATTGGACTCAAAAAGCAGATGGCACTAGTTCAGACTTGACTGGTACAGACGGTGATGTAATAGGTCGAAATACCAAATTTATTTCCGCAACATATACGCAACAACAACAGCTACTAGACAAATATCTGCTGTTACTCAATCTGGTTTTGTTATTCACCCTGCGTTTATCAAAGACACGCAAGAGGTTGATTATCGTTACATGGGGGCATACGATGCTTGCGTGTATGATGTATCGGCGTCTGCTTATATTTCTGGGCTGAACTACGATAACAATGATGGCGGCAATGGTGTCGGGGGTCAATGTAACGCCAGTAACAGGTGACAAATTAGCATCAGTAAAAGGCGTATATCCAATGGTTGGGTTGACCCGTGCTGAATTTAGAACGCTTTCGGCAAATAAAGGTGCGGGTTGGAGACAACTTGATTATGATTTATGGTCTGCAATTCAATTGTTGTTTGTTGTTGAACACCAATCGTTTTACTCGCAAGATATTTTGGGTGCTGGTAATACAAACGGTAGTTATATATCTTCAAGCGGCAACCAAACTGACAGCCCACATACCATAGCAGGTGCAGGTGATTCGATTGCCAACGGCTCTACTAATACCACTTCAGGTGCAGGCGTAAATGCAAAGCCTGGCACATCGTTTATGAAATATCGTGGTATTGAAAACTTTTACGGTAATTGTTGGAATTGGGCTGACGGTATCAATGTCAACGTCACAGTTACGGGTAATGTTCACATCACTAATAATGCGGCTTTCTTTGCCGATAATACGGCAACAGGCATGGAGTTAGTAACTAGTAGCTTTTCAACGGCTACAGGCTTTATCCGTGACCTGTTGCCTGTTGATGGGTACTTTTTGTCGTCGAGCAATAGCGGTGCTAGCTCTACTACTTACATCACTGACCAACACTATGCCGTTACATCTTCCAATCGGGTTGTGCGTGTGGGCGGTAGTGCTAGTATTGGCGCGGCTGCGGGTGCGTTCTGCTTGCTTTCGCTTGATGCTTCTTCTGTTGCTCTTCGTAATCTTGGTGGTCGGCTCGCATATTAACAAAGGATTAAACAATGTCTATTAAAACAATTTTCCAAGCACACGCCCATCGTTAATTTCTGACTTTAGAAACTCAGAAACAGTAGACCCACGTATCGTATCCGCACGAGCCTCTACAGCGACATTTACAGATCAGTTCGGTGTTATCCAGACAGCGTTAAGCAATGTGCCACGGATTACATTTGATGCAGTGACAGGTGAGTGTCTAGGGTTGATGCGGGAAGCGCAGAGGACTAATTTAGTACTAAACAGCGCGGTGCTAGTAACTCAGAACGTAACGGTCACAGCCGTTGCTCATACACTTAGTTTTTATGGCACAGGTACGGTAACGTTATCAGGCACAGCTACGGCAACAGTCGTTGGTTTAGGTGCTTACCCATCACGCAAGACTTTAACTTTTACGCCGACAGCAGGTACTTTAACTTTAACGGTTACAGGCTCAGTCACTCTTGCACAACTAGAAGTTGGCGCATACGCTTCCTCATACATTCCAACAGTGGCATCACAAGTCACCCGTGCGGTAGACGCTTTTACGCTCTCAGGCTCTAACTTCACCCAATGGTATAACCAGTCAGGTCAAGGCACACTTGTAGC